AAAGGTTATGTTGAGGATAGAAGACCTGGATCAAATGCTGACCCATACAAAATTATTAAAGAAATTGACATATCTTTAAATACTACCGATCAAATCTACGATGTTAAAATAATGATGAGTAAGGATTTTGATATGGAAGGTCTTAATGAAAAATACGGAACAATTTCAAATGATGAATTATTAAAAGAATATAGAGAAGAATAATGGAAAAAGAATGTGTATGTGGAGCTAACGTATTTTGTGAGTGTCCTCCACCAAAAGTAGAACAAGTTAATCATCCTAACCATTACGGAGGAGAGAATAATCTTTATGAGGCAATAAAAGTTATTGATGCTTGGGATTTAGGATTTAGTTTAGGAAATACGGTAAAGTATATTTCAAGAGCTGGAAAAAAAGATAAAGAGTTACAGGACCTTAAGAAAGCATTATGGTACTTGCAACATCATATAGAAACACTAGAGAAAAAATGAAAATAGTAGTAACAGGAGGAGCGGGGTTTATAGGATCCGCATTTATAAATCACCTATTAGATAACTTTGAATGTGATGTTCTTTGTGTTGATAAACTAACATACGCTGGTCGTAGAATGAATATTAAACACAATGTTTCTTTTTTACAAAAAGACATTTGTGATGTAACGGCAGATGAACTTGGTGATTTTGATTACATGGTTCACTTTGCTGCTGAGTCTCACGTCGACAATTCAATTAAGAATGGGCTACCATTTGTTAGAACTAATGTTGAAGGAACATTTAATTTATTAGAGATATCAAGAAATAATAAAAATATTAAAAAATTCATACACATTTCAACCGATGAGGTTTATGGGGATATGGATGAACATTTTTCAATTAATCATACGGCAACTGAAGATGATAGTTTAAAGTCTAGCTCATATTATTCCGCAACTAAAGCGGCATCTGATATGTTAGTTTTATCTGCTAATAGAACTTATGGTTTACCATATATCATCACAAGAACTTGTAATAATTTTGGTGAACATCAGTTTGAGGAAAAATTCTTACCAACAATTGCAAGATCTATCGGTGAAGGTAAACCAATTCCAGTTTATGGTGACGGATTACAAGTTAGAGAATGGATGTATGTTTATGATAATGTAAAAGTCATTTGTGATTTAATGTTTGACGATGAAATTGTAAACACCACTTATAATATTGGAACAACTTTCAGAGTGACAAATTTGGACATTATTAAAAATATTTCTTATATTTTAAACAAAGAGGTTGATGTTAAATACGTTGAAGACAGATTAGGTCATGATAGGAAATATGGTCTTAATTGTACAAAACTAAGAGAATATTATATAACTAAAAATGGTGAGATTCCTAAGTTTTTAAATTTATTTGATTACTTAGATAGACAATATGGAAATTAAAAATAAAAAGGGACTTAATAAAGAGATTGGGATATTAGATGCGATCACAACTCCTGGTGAGTTAATCCGTGAAACACTTATTAATTTTATGTGGGGATTTCTTGGAAATTCAATTGTGGTTTTTGTTACAAAAGAGTTGGACTTTTTGGTTTTAATCAACTACATTGCCTATTACATATTAATTTCTTATATTGTTAATAGGAAGAAATATGAAACTATGTTGGGTAAGTTTATTGTTTTACCGGGTTCGGCAGCAATAGGTGCCTTCACAGGATATAAACTAGCTCAAGCAATAACAAGTGTAATTTAAATAAATAAATAAAATAATGATAGAAACAGGAAAAATTATAAGTGGGGATTGTATTGAAGTAATGAAAACATTACCTGAAGGATCCGTTGATTTAATTTGTACATCGCCTCCATATGGAGTCGGTATTGATTATGATGTACACGACGACGATGTTGAATTTGATGAGTATTTAGTATTTGCTAAGAACTGGTTAACTGAAGCGTATAACGTATTAAAAGATGATGGTCGTATTGCACTTAACATTCCTTATGAGATTAACAGACAAAAGAAAGGTGGGAGAATTTTCTTTGTTTCTGAGATGTATCAGTTAATGAAACAAATTGGATTTGGGTTCTTTGGTATCGTTGATCTTGAAGAAGAATCGCCACATAGATCTAAGACAACGGCATGGGGTTCTTGGATGAGTCCATCAAGTCCGTATATTTATAATCCAAAGGAGTGTGTGATATTAGCATACAAAAAACACCACATTAAAAAGGTTAAAGGAGAACCTCAGTGGAAAGGAACACCTACTGAAATTGAACAGGAAGACGGGACATTAAAGAAAAAAATTGTATATGAAGAAAAAGATAAGAAAGAGTTTATGGAACTTGTATTTGGTCAGTGGAATTACTTTGCAGATACTAAATCACTCACCAAGGCAACTTTCTCAATGGACATACCGACCAAGGCTATTAAGATACTATCCTACAAGAACGATGTAATATTAGATCCATTTGCTGGTTCAGGTACAACATTAGTGGCGGCTCAGATATTAGAACGTAGATGGTTAGGTATTGAGTTAAGTGAAAATTACAAACAAATTGCCGAAACAAGAATTAATTATTTCAAAGCTTTAGAACAAATAAAAGAACTCCCATTTAATTAAATGGGATTTTTTATTTTTACGTAGTATTTATAACAAATTATTTATTATGGAAGATGATTATGAATGGGGAGATCACACCATTTCTGAGTTTTAATTTATTATCTGCAAACTTTTTTTTGTTGAAAACTATTTATAACTATGAAGAAAAAGTTAATAACGGAATCAGGAATAAGAAACATCAGAGAATTATCTAAAAGATACCCTGAGGCTAAGATATATTTTCACCAAGATTTAGATGGTGTAACCACCGCTTTAGGTATGAAAAGTTACTTAGAACAAAACGGAATAAAGGTGGTAGATGCTGAGATCATTCAATATGGTGATAAGGAATTTGCAATTAAGAAGTTGGATGCTGAGGGTGATGTTATGCCGGTGTTAGTTGACTTTGCTCACGGTAAACCAATGTTCATTATACATACTGACCACCACGACACACAAGCGGGAGTTGAGCAAGGTACCTCAACTAATTTTAAATCTTCAAGATCTAACGTTGAGACAATATCTCAAACCGTATCTCCAAGAGATATTTTTCCATCTGACGATATCACTTTGATATCTACGGTGGATTCAGCAAATTATGCTCAACATGATATTAGTCCTGAACAAGTAATGAACTATTTGTTTAAGGTAGATAAGGATCAATCACTACAAAAAAACAAAATGATAATGGGTATGGTTGCTAATAAATTATTATTGGCATTCAAAAACAAACCAGGGTTCTTGGAAAATATTGTAATGAATGCAAATCCATCGTTATTAAGTATATTGTTAAACATCAGATCTCAGATCAAAGAAAAAAGTTATGCTGATGTTGGAGATTTAGAAAAAAACAAAGAGAGTTATGTTCAAACAATGAAAACTCACAAAAATGTTAAAGTTGATGATAAAATTATAGTTCAGTATGGTGGAGGTAGTATGATGAAACCAGGATCATATGATAGATACACACCATTCAGAAATAATCCTGATGCGGACTTCTTGGTGATTGCTTGGCCATTAGGATTGGTACAAGCGTCTTGTAATCCATTTAAGAAAGAAAGAGCACTTAAAGGTGTAAATTTAGGTGAGATCAAAGATGATGTCTTAAACAAGTGGAAATCACAATTACAAGACAAGGACATTCCTTTATCAACAATAAAATGGATATCAGAATCAGGAAAAGGTTTTGGTGAACAATCAGTTGGTTTTACATTCAGAGATTTTAACGCCTTATATGGTAAAGAATTTAAACAAATGGCAGATGGGGAGGATATACTTGGTGATGTTGAAGAAGCAATGAAAAAACCATTCAGTAATTTAACAGATAAAGAAATGAGAATGTTAGATTCTATTAGTGTAAACGCTTGGGATTTAATTCAATCTAATAGTGGGGGACATAAATGTATTACTAACATTTCTGGTTTAAGTTATTTAGGTAGATCTAAAAGACCACCTAAAGATAAATACAAATATAATGAAGAGTCAGATGATACACCTTATATTAAATTTACCAAGATGGTACAGAATGAATTTGTTAGAGTTTTGAAAGAAAAAATTAATGAAGATAGTGGTAATAGATATGAACCAAATTTTGAGGTTGAAATGACCGAACACGCAAGGTCATTAGGAAATGCTAGAAAACAAGGTCAAGGATTAAGATTTTCAAGGTCGGCAGTAAAATCAAATCAAATGAGATTCAGACCAAATAATAGATAATATTAATCTTGTAACATTATGGTATCACCTTCGGTAATATCATACTTTATACAAGTACCACCTTTAAGTTCTAATATCATATCACCATTACCAGTATAACGATCACACTCAGGTGTATTACATGGTTTACAATTATTATGTATTTTGTTGATTTTATTATTTTTTATAAAAATTATATCTAAAGAGATGATACAGTCCTTCATCCAAAAAGAATGATTACTGTCCTTCATTATGAATAACATACCATCAAAACTTTTGTCAAATTTTTTACCCATCATACCTTTTTGTATGTCTTTAGTGGTTATTACACATTTGACATTGAATAAATTATTATTTACTATTAACTCCATATAGTTATAAATATATTCTTATTATGAAATCAAATAGAAGTTCAGGTGTAATATTAAAATTTGGTGATAAAGTTTTGTTATGTAAACGTGCTGACCACGAAACTTATTCAGGGGAATGGTTTATTCCAACAGGTCATTTAGAAAAAAATGAAACACCAAAAGATTGTGCTTATCGTGAATTTTATGAGGAAACAAATATTAAGATTGATCAGGATATAAGTTTGGTTGGATTCATAACAAAGAAAAATAAAAAAGGAGAACCAAAGGGTTTAATTTATGTGTATTTATATGAATCTGATGAAAAAAAGATGCCAAACTTGGATAAGGCAGAAGATGGTCACGAACATTCAGATTGTGGGTTTTTTACGTTAGAAGACCTTCCTGTAGAAAAAAATGAGGAGTTATATAAGATTTTAACAAAAATTTTGTCTTAAAAGTAAAAATTCATTGACTTTTACTAAAGTATTGTATATTTATATTACACAAAAACAACCAATACCCTTCCTTTCTATGAATTAATTGGTTTATCAATATTAATCCCATATTTTTTGAGAAAAAACTATGGGATTTTTTGTGCGATGTCAATTTTATTTGTATATTTGTATAAATAAAAAACATATGGGAACTTACATTAACACATTCAAGAAAAAATTTAACAAGAAAGCAACCCTTGATGAACAAGAAATAATTGTTGGTCAGGCAACATTTTTATGTAGACAAGATTGGTTAGGTAATTACTCACCATCTGAGAATAGAGAAATAACAAGAGCTTATGCTTTGACTAAAAATGACCAACCTGAATACATTACATTTGATGGTGAAATGGTTTATAAAAATAATAAAAAAGGTGTTTGGTCAGACGGATCTGGGTTTTGGGGAGGTATTGACCATAAAAATGATTTTGTTGGGACACTAAAAAAAGTTGGTAGAAAATTTGTTATTGTTAAATAATTTAGTATCTTTGATATATGAATAAGATGGGTTTTAATATAAAAGTAGTTAGTGATAAGTTTGGTGATTTAATCAACGAGACATTCATGGATCAGACGCAATTCAAAATCTTTTTGAAGATGGTGCACGGATCATTGGTATTAGAAGAAGACCTAAGTTTCTTCAATGGTGATACATTCTTGGTTCATATTCCAAGTAAAGTTTTGAAAGACTCTGTTATTTTCACAAACGTTAAACAAGTTTCCTTAACTGAACAAGTTAAAAGTAAAATTGAGGCGTTGGTAACAATATAATTGTTTCCTTGTTTAGAAAAATAAGGTGGTGGAGTCAGACAAATATTCAATGTCGGGACTAAAATGGGAACTTCGGTTCCCTTTTTTTATTTATTTTTTATTATATGGTTATATTTATATAATAAATAAATTTAATAAGCAATATTTATGTTACCTAAAATAAAATTAACGGAAAGTGAAATCAGAAACATTTTGAGTCAACATGGTGTAAAAACAAATATTTTGGTTGAACAAAGTAATTATACAACTGCAGATATACAGAGTTGGTTAAACTCAAATAAAAGTGCAGGTTTAGATGTTGACGGTAAAATGGGTATTTTAACGCTTAGGGCCATAAAAAATGCTTTAAATATAGGATAAGATATGAAAAGAATGATAGATAGTTTTATAAAAAATATTGTTAGACAAAGTCTAAATGAAAATTATGGTTTGTTAAATGAGGATGAAAAGTCGTTAGAAAAATGTCCGGCTGGTGGTTTTTGTTTAAATGATGGTAGTTTATTGAAAGCAGAAAAATTAAATAAAACATTATCTCCGGCGAATAATAGTACTGCGGCTTCACAACTTATTATTAAATTAAAATCAAACTGTAATAATTTAAATTATGGTCCAGCAAATGAGACTATTGCTAGTCGGGCGGTGGAAGGTATTGGGATTGAACATTCAAAAACATTTACTGACGAAAATAAAGTTAAAAGACTAATTAATACTTTAGGTTTTCCAGAATGGTGTTTGGGAATAGAACTTGCTCAAGAAAAAGGTTATGCTGATGATGATAATTTTTGGGAGAAATTGTATGAGGGTGGTTTGTATTCATACACTTATGTAGCAAATCCATCCCTTGAAGTATTTCGTAGAACAATTAAAAAAACAGGAACACTTAAAAAAGACTATGACGAAAAAAGATCAACAGATAAAATAAAATGGGATGAAGGATTAAAAAAATCTGGTTGGTGGGATGGTAAATTAATAAATAAAGATAAAGCTTATGCCGAGTGGAAGAAATCAGGGTTTAAAGACAAACCAATAGAGTATACAATTGGTGGTGGAGGT